ACCACCACTTGCACCTATTCCACCAGTGGTTGCTCCCCAACCACCAGATCCACCGCCACCACTACCACCACGATTCCATGATCCACCGCCACCGCCACCGCCGCCGCCAGCAACAATTAACCATCCATTACCTATTGTACTACAAGTAATACCACTACCACTACCCCCACCTCCACCAGATCCAGAACATCCAGAAGCAGATCCTCCACCACCCCCAGAAATATCTCCTCCAGATCTACTAGTTCCTCTACCAAAACATCCTGGACCACCTTGACCAGCATCTCCAGGATACATTCCTAAAGTTCTACCAATATAATCTGGTAAAGAAAATGCACCATATCTGCCATTTCCATATCCACCCCCAGGTCCACCACTATCACCACCACCAGAGCCACCTCGTGCTCCCCGAATAGTTAATCTAATATCAATTGAATTTGCTGGAATAATTGCAGTTCCGTTATCGTCAAATCGGAAAGAACGATTTATTGTTGACATAATTATAAAATTTCATCTATTGATTTATTAGCAAGGTATTCTTTATATTGCTCTTCAATTTGATCTATAATTTTTTCTGGAGTGATATTATATTTACGAACGTAAGTATGCAACAAACGATCAAAATATTCTATAAGTTCTCCATTACCCCTTCTACCAAAATATTCTCTAAGCATTACATTAAACGGAGTATATGCTAGATATAATTTTTGCAACTCATCTGGCGTTCCATCTGGAGTCATCATGGTTAAATTACCTCAATTCATATTATTTAGATTATATTTGGTTTAGTCCAATTATTATTAGGTTGATTACCTTGACGTTGGACATTAACTTCTAAATTAGTATTATTTTGTGAACTTATATCATTATATGATGTAGTAGTAGGTGGTGAATATTTTATATCTTTTGCTTTTATTTGAACTCCATATGGAGATTCCAATTCAACTTCCCATGCTGTGGATGTTGGTTCAACAATAGTTGGTGAATTTAAATATTCTGTTGGTGATTTATATGTTCCTCCATCTGGAAGAACTTCTCCAATAACTCTAGTATCCACTTTAGGATATGGAAATGCAAATTGGTTATCCCCAAAATCAAATATTTCATTAACATTTGGAGCTCTAGTCTGAACTTTAAATGATATAGTTTGACATCCAACAGTTAACGAAACAGTTTTTTCATTAACTAAACCATTTTCATCAGTATTAAAAGGCTCTGCATAAACACGTATACTTAAAGTGGAACCAGAAATTATAGATGTTGATGTTGTATAACCACTTCCACCACTTCCGATAACTTGTACTCCTGGACCACACACAACAGAAGTAACCATATCAATTCCTGTTACTGGGGATGTGGTTATTTTTATTTCTTCTCCAGGTTCTTTTCCTAATTGATCTGGTATTGAAATCGTATCTGGGCAATTATCATTATACGCTTTTACAGTAACAGTGGCTGTAGCTGTATTAAACCCATCTGTCGCAGTTAAAGTGTATGTGGTATCTGATCCAGGTTGAGAAGATCCAGTAGAAATTGATTGATATAAATTTGTTACAGATTTACTGCCAGATCCCCAAAATACGGGAGGTTGTGTTGAATCTGTTGGTTGTTCTTTTTGTTCCCATGTAGCTGATACTACAGAATCGTTTCTAGTAGCAACAGCGGATAAAACACTAATACCTTCCCAAATTAAAATTGTATTGTAATTTGGTATTCCATCTTCACCACTAGTTTGTGGATTTGGAGATGCTATTAAAGATTTAATTTTTACTTTCGGTAGAATAGTAAATGTAATACTTGATTGTGCTCCTAAATTATCGGTATATTTGTATTCTTGTTGTACATTTGCTTCAGTTTCATTCGTAAAAGATGTTTCCACCGTTCCTGTATTTCCAAAAGAATCTGAATATGTAACTGTTACAGGTTCTCCAGATCTCAATATAGATTTAGGAGCAGTTAATACTACCCATCCAACAAATGCAATACCACCTGCCCCACCCCCAGGTCTACTAATATTAACAATATTATAAACAGGTGCTTGATCTCCTCCACCATAATCAATTTCAACTGCGTCTACACTACCTCCACCACCTCCACCATAACTAGCTCCATTGGTAGAAGAAGCTTCTACTTCTGGTGTTGTAAATCCATTAGCACTAAAATTAAAAGTTGTTCCATTTCCCCCAGCACCAGCAAATGATCCTCTACCAGCAACGGAATTTAATCTAGCAGCACCACCACCTCTACATCCTATTGGAAATAAAGGATTAACTGCTACTGGATTTTCTCCATTTCCTCCATCTCTCTCATTGCCATTTCCTCCATTACCACCATAAAATGTTCTACCCCCTTTTCCCCCACCTCCAGTTCTTTGGCCGTAGCTGGTTCTAACAAAACTATCTTGTCCATCTTTCCCATCTTCGGAACCGCTACCAGTAGATGGGCTCCCTCCTCCACCACCTCCAGCTCTAACTCTTATGTTACCAAGTGGATCTACTTCTAAAGTACCTTTAGATAATCCGCCTCCACCGCCTCCGCCACCAGATGGATCTCCACCACCAGATGCACCGCCACCACCACCTGCTCCTAAACAAATATAAGATACTCTTATCACATTTGCGGGAGCATCAAAATTTTCAGCATCATCAGTGCCGTCAAATCCTAATCCACCAGAAGTTCCGAACTTAATCTTATTTGGCATTTTTATTGTGCTATATTTTTTGCTGTTAAAATACCAGAAGATCTAGTATTAATAGATCTTGGTTGTGAATTAGATATATTTCCATTATTTCTAGTTCCCAATGTAGCCCAATTCATATTTTCAATCGTTTTTGGACCAGGATCAATTATTTCATCATACAAATATTCTGTATTAACCCAAGATCCCCAAGAACCACCAAATGGTCTTACTCTAACTTGAGCTTTATCATTGTATGTAGTTTTTACTTCAACACCAGATTGTAAAGTTATGTTGTTTGGGTATTGTAGTTCAACTTGCCATTGATCTGCAGATGGTTCTACTGTTTCTGGAGAAACTAGATACTGCGGAGGATTTTCACTATTTCCAGGAGGTACTGGATAAGGAACAGAATTTTTTACATCACTAAAATCAAAAATTTCATTATCATTTGGAGCTCTCGTAACTACAGCGAAACTCCAGTTGTAACTAATACATAATCATCGCCAGTAACAGATATTGGAGCATCAATTCCAGTTATTGCTGGTAAAGTATAAGTTATAGTTTCATTTGGTTCTCTATTATAAAAATTTGGTATTTCTATATTATTTGGAGTTTTATCATTAAATACTAAAACTTCTACAGTAGCAGTATCTACATCAGATGGAGCATTTCCATATGCTGTTACTGTATAAATTTTTGATGCTGGAGAATTAAAACCAACTACTGATTGCAAACCAGTATTTACTGATTGTTGTGTTTTTCCAGTAACATCACCTACATTTTGGTTAATTTCAATTTTTCTAGCATTGGCAATATCCCAATTTAATATTGTATTAGTTGTATTGGTTAATACTCTTGGTGCAGCATCAAAATCTCTAATATCTACTGGATTATATTCACTACGAATCCATCTTGCAGCAATTGATGTTGGCTTTATTCCTGTATCTGTTCTTATAAATGTAAGACGATGTACAGTAAGAGCATCATAATATTTTGTGGTAAATATTCTTTGGTTATCATTTAAAGGACCAAAATCTCCCAAATATTCACCATCAATATAAAATTGAGCTTCGTCGTCTGCAGCTGTACCAAATACTTGTATTCCAGTTTCTAAAAATCTAATGTCAAACTCATATATTCCTTGATCTTGAATAGAATTATCAAATAAAAATGTTCCCCATAATGAAGAATATTGGGTTGGTAAAGCATAATAAGTATTAAAAATATTTAAAGATCTAGTTGACCAATTTGTGGAATCTACTATTGCCATTGCTTATATTTTTATAATGTATTCTACTAAAATATATGGAGATATAACATCATCTAATTTTTTAACATTGCTTGTAGTAATAATTATTTCACTTTTTAGACCATCTGCTGGAATTTGTGTATTTGAAAAAGAATATTTTAAAGTATTGTTTGCTTTTAATTCTGTACTTCCTGGTAAATTAATCCTATGGTTGTGAGAAACTGTTGTTGATGCTTGGTCTGGAGATTCAATCTGAACTAAATTATTAGATCCTTCTGTCTGAGCTTCATTACCACCCCTAGCATATCCTTCAATAAATACGTTATCTTGCCATTTACCTAAGTAAGTAAATACTCCAACATCTGCATAATGACCGTGTGCTTGGAAATTTTCTTCATTCAATGCATCAGATAAAGTGAATCCAGTATCTGTTTCAAAAATAGGATTACCAATAAAATTTAATCCGTTTTGACCAAGTATTTCAAAATATCCAGAATAAGAGATTTCAGTAGTATCTCCAACCAAAGAAATAACTTCAACTTCAGTACCAACTTTAGTAATTGTTGGATCTTGTTCTAGTGTTGTGTTTAAATATTGACCAGAAGAACTTGATGCCCTAATATATTTGGATCCTAAATCAGGTAATTGTATTTCATCATTTGCAATATCATTTGGATCTTTAGCAAATCTACAGTTAGATCCAATTCCAATTGTGTTTGCTAATGCTGGATAAACAGAAGCTTTCAAAATAGACCCATCACATTTTAAAAATCCTGCTGGAAGAAAGTCTTTTTTAACAGCATCAGTTACAACAATAGGATAAGGAATGATAGTTCCAGTTACCCCACCAAATTTTGCTTTTTGTTTTGTGTAATAAACTGTCATTTTAATACGCTCTTACTAGATGAATACATGAAAGAGATGGAGAAGTAACAGTAAATGTCATTTGAAATGCATTTTCTACATTGTCTGGAGTTACAACTGGTTGTTACATTATAATCAACTGCAGCATTATTAAATAAGACTTGTGTAGGTGGGCTAACAATACCATCACTAAGACCATTAGATGAGCTTCCTCCTCCATTATCATAATTTGGAGCAGCTACTGCGTTAGATTCGTCAGAAAATGGTATTCTAGAAGTTCCAGCAATTAATTTACTATCACTAATTAAAGTTGCTAAGTATGGAGTATCTGGACTTACTATACTATCTGTAACTCTTAATTTTTTTGCTTGGTTAAACCAAGATTTTCCAATTCCATGTCTATCAATCGATGTTCTTTCTGGTCTGTGATTTCTAATTGGAATAGATCCTTCGATAGAAGCAAGAGCATATCTACCAGCTCCTGGAAGAAAAGGTTGTACCATTCCAGCAGCACTCACTACACCATCTAAACCTTCATCTTCAGGTCCAGTTTCATTTCCCCATCTTATTTCTGTACTTTTTGGATTGGATCTATTTTGTCTTCTTTCATCTGGATCACATGCTAAAGATAGTGGTTCACATGGCACTCTTCTATACCAATAACTAAGAATACTTACCTCTGGAGTATCAAATACACCAACACCTAAACCAGGATTATCTCCAGAATCTCCTTTGTTGATAGTAGTATATCCACCATCTGGAGCTGGATGGAAATGAGCTGGGAAGTGCTCTCTAGATAATTTTCTACCAACAATATAAACAGATTTAATACCAAATCCAGGAATTACAGAATGCCCTTCAATTCTACCATCAAAAAAACCATCTCCAGTTGATTGTACTGTAACTGTAATATCATTTGTTGGAGAAGTTCCAGGTGTTGTTCCTTTTGTGAATGAAGATCCTAATATTGTAATTACTTCCCCCTGGGTAAAATCCTCGCCTCTACTAATGATTTTAATAGAATAGGTTGAATTAGTATTTTGTACTACTTGGAATGTAGCATTTATTCCATTTCCATCGCTAGATAATGTTAATTCTCCAGAATCATATTTTTGTGCTGTTGTTGTCGTTGGAGCAGTGCCAGAATACTGAAATGTTAAAATTACTCCATCTGGATCTGGAGCATATGTAAAGTTCATATCAGTATTTGCAAATACTGTAGATGGTGTTCCTAAATCTCCAATATCACCAATATATTGCTGAACTATTGCAGCTGCTTTGGTGGTATCCATTTTATTGTTTCTTAACAAAGAACTATCACTAAAATAAGATACATTAATATCAGCAAGACCTTTTTGATTTGTTGGAGGCAATCTAAAAGTTCCTGCATAATTAGGAAATCCACCAGAAAAATTTACACCACCATAAGTATCCTTTAGAATTCTAGCAAGCAAAGGATATTCTCTTGCTTGTAATTCCGCACCATTTGCTAATAACCAACCCTTTGGTATTTGTGTTAAAGGACCAACCCAGGGTTGCACCGATCCAATCGGCAACCCTTTCATTGTTCTTATAGCTCCGTAATTTGACATATTAGATTTCCATTAACCACCAACCTTGTTGTGATGCTGGAGCTCCAGTAGATGTACCATCATAATTAACGGGTCCAATGTATACAAGTCCGAGACCAGCATTAGGAGTTTGAACTACAAGTTCTCCCCCATTATATGTAGTACCTGGATCTGGAGTACCGCCAGAGTTGGTAGTATCACCTTGAATAGCTACACCAGATGGTGCTCTAAATTTAAGTGATACATTATAAGTTAAATTTCCTCCAATATCAACAACTCTAATTGTATCACCAGTTAGTGGATTTGCTGGTAATTTAAGAACAGTTGAAGCAGTTGGAGATACAAAATAATTTATATTTGATTCAACTTCAACAACATCTTGACCAGACTGCACATATTGCCACTTTCTGGCACCAGTTTGAGTAAAGAATCCTTGCTGACCAGCAAAGTCAATTGCACCTCCAGAAGGTCTATTAACTGCTTGTTCAATCCATCTTACTTTAAATAGATTGACCTCAGTATCTTCTCCACCAATATTTAATACTTTATTGAATATTAAATTCTCGCCATTAATTTTAAGATCAGTATTAAATATATTTTCTCCCGAAGTAACGAGTGAGTTTAATAAACCACTAATAGTTAAATTACCAGTAGAATTTTGTAAGAATAATTTTTGATTATCAATATTATCTGCAGTGATTAATAGATCACCACCTCTAATTGTTGTATCACCGCTAGAAGAATCAACAAATAGACGATTATAATTAGTAGAATTCCCTACATTCAAGTTACCAAATATGTAAGTTTTTCCAGTAGCACTATCTACAACAAATTTCTCATTATTACTTTGATCTTTAATAACCAATCGTTGATTATTTTCGGTATTTGAACCAAGTAAACGAATATCTTTATAAACGGTTAAATTACCAAGAATTTCTGTATCTCCATTGGTAGAATCAACTGTAAATACATCAACTGCAGGATTTCCTCCATCATTGATAATAAATCTTTGTGGAGATGTAATATTAATAGCATTAATAAATGTAAGTTCGGAATCACTTAATCTAAAGATATCACCCTGCTTAATTGTACCACTGAATACTCCTGTAGATAAATTTTCCAAAGTACCAACAGAACTATTAGGAAGTCCATTTGCATTATCAATAAAGCTTACGTCTTCTGATAAATTATATCTAATAATTTTGGCGTTATCAGGGTGATCATTTCTCAGATACTTATATCCAGATGGAGATGACCCATCAACAATCATATTACCATTTAAATCAAGAACGTTTCTTGCTCTTTTTACTTTAACACGTAATGGTAAATCAGAAACGTTGTTTAGGTTAGTTAATTCCGTAACCAATAATAATTCACTATATTGTTCACCAACAGGAGAAGTAATAATATTTTGTTGATCTACTTGTACAGATCTATCAATAAGTAAATATGAACCAACTTCAAATTGAATATTTGTGCTTACCTGACCAATTGGTAGGAAATATTCTGAAGGATCATCGGCATCTACTAAAAATTCAGAACCAGACCACACAGAAGCACCTTGGGTATCAATTGTTCTGTCAATTGTTACTCTAGAGAAAAAGTCAATATTGGTATTATCAATACTTCCTCTAATGTGAGTAGTAGTTGGAGTTGAGAATGATCCTCTTCTAATTTGATATTGGCCAGCATTCAAACCACCAAGATGAGTTACATCACCTTTCATGGTTGTATTTGCTTCAACAACTAAAGAGTTATTAATTGTTGTGGTTCCGCCTTTAGAACCAATGCTTAATCTACCAACGCCAGTTGCAAAGTTTAATCTTGAGGTGTTTACAGTAAACATCTCAACTTGTAAAGCATTTGATTGCAATCTTGCAATTCCAGTACCAACAACTAATCCAGTTCCAATACTTAAATCACCATCTAATTCTGTATATCTATTTTTTACATTAAATACTGATCCGTTTTCTTTTGAGTTGGAATTTCTAGCAAATGCACCACCAATACTAATAACACTAATGCTTCCAGTACTGATATTATCTGAAGTTCCCAAATTAACAATAGATTTTGTTCCATTATTATGGACATTAAATTCTCCATCTGGAGTAAATGTTCCAATGTTAACTTGCTGAGAGGATGGATTGATTCCTAAAGTGATAGTTTGAGCACCACTTGCCAAAGTACCAATAGAAATATTCTGAGCAACGCTAAATGCAGCAGCAGAAGTTGCATTAGTAACAGCTAAATTAAATGAAGTTTGAGTGGTTGTAATATTACCACCATTCACTTCAAGATTTTTTTGTAATTTTACTTCATCTGTAATTCTAGCATCACCATAAACAACAAATGTTCTATCGAGATTTCCTAAGTTGGTATTAATACCAACTCTACCATTATTTGTTGTAGCAACACGCAAGGTAGAATTTGCATCTGGATTTAAACTATCACCACCAACTAAGAATGCATTTCCAACATTATTAAATGTTCTATTCGCAGCGGTTGGATTAGATACAAAGTTATTGACTGGAGAAGTAGATAATGTTTTACCACTTACAAAAGCAGTTCCAACAATATCAAGATTTGCCCTTGGTTGAGTAGCTGTAGAAACAAATCCCTGTAAACGATCAATATGATCTGCTCTTGCAAGAGTATTAATACCTAATCTAAAATCACCATAATTATCTGTATTTGTTCTTAATGCTTCAGCACCAAGAACACCAACTTCTTTCCATTGAACAGAAGAAACTTCAATTAAAGCATTAACTTGCTGCTGATCTAAACGAGTTGGATCATCTGGACTTTGAGAAACAATAATTTGGGTATTAATAGTAAATGTTGTTGCCGTTATTGAAGAAACAGTTCTTACTCCATTTACTGGTTCAAATCTACCAATAAAGCCAGTAAATTTAACTTCAGTACCTTGTGCGATACCAATATCAGTTGGAGTAATACCAATTTGCATTGTAAATGTAACTGACAGATTTCCATCTGCCCTTACAGTAAATACACTTGTTGTTCTATTTGTATAGAAGTTAGCAAAAATCCAACCAAGAGAGCCAGATTTACCAACTTCTACTCCTTTTAATAAAATATCTCCAGATTTTGGAGTTTTTGATCCATATTGTACTTGCTTACCAAGACTTCCGTTTGTTTGATTTGGTGTAATGTTGGAAGGTAAATTGCCATTAGTTTGGTCTGCATGTGTTCTAATACTATAATTTTGACCAGGAATTGTTACACTACCTCTTGGGTTAAATGCATATACACCAGCATAAATTTTGTTTTTATGTAATGTAATATTACCTTCAGATTCAATAGTACTTAATGCAAAAGTTGCACTATCCAATGAGGTATCTTCGCCAGAATTTGCATCTACATTAGATATAATAGTTAAGGCATTTGGTTCACTCGGTTCAACATTAATTGTTACTGGATTATTGAATGTTGCATCTCCATCAACAGTAATATCTCTTTCAAATACAACTGGAAGTTCAAACGTAGTGACAAGATTTCCGAGATCTCCACCATCATCATCAGAAGAAACTAGTTCTGCTCTTTCAAGGAAAGTTTCTTCTCCAGTGATAGCATTAATCTTACGATTACCAATATAAAGATCTCCATTGGAGTTTAAACCAGTATAGAAGACAATACCACCATCTTCACGCTTAGATTGTGCATAGAAATCTTGAATATCAGATAGAACAACTTCTTGACGAAGTGGGAAACCAGTTGAGTAGTTACCAGGACCAAATCCTAGGTATTCAAACGTATGATTACCAGAACGAGCAATAGATGGTCTACGAAGTTCTACGTAAAGTCTATTTTCGGTTGGATATTGTGAATTTCCAGCAATAGAAATTTTACGATCTTCTGAACCAGAAGTTGCATTACCAGACTGAGCTGTAATTAAACTAGTATAATCATAACGATCTAATGCTGGATTATTGACAAGATCAAGAACAACTTCTTTTGTTTCACTATTTTTATAATCATTAGTTCTTACAAGACCATGAACATAGTTATCTGCAGCACAAATTGTTGCTGGTACATCAGTTAATGTTGTATCTCTAGTTCCATCTGGTCTTACTTGGAACCATAGCGGATCATTCTTGTAGTCAAGAGGATATAGTTGTGAAATAGGCTGAGAGAACTTAAAGTTTCTGAAGTTTGTGCCAACACCAGCACCAACTGGATATGGAGAAACATTACCCTTAACACAAGTTAGATAATATACACCTTCTTGCTGATTAGGTATTCTTCTTTGAATTTCATTGATATCAAAGATATAGAATGAGTCTTCAATTTCTCCACAATCTTCAACAGAAATAACTCTATATTGAGTTGCATCATCATCTTCAATAATATCACCAGGAGTTACTGTTAATACGTTAGCGTCTTTATTGCTGTATAAGTAATCTGCTTTTTCTGATTTACTTAAAATTTCATTTGGACTGCCAACACTATTTGGTTTTTTAATTAATTTAGCGTAAATTTGGACTGGTTGATTGCTACCATCTAAAACAGGATCATTATTTACATCAAGCAATGGTTGATAGAATGTAGTATCAACTAAAGAATTATAAACAATAGAACCAGTAACTGCTCTTAATACTAAATAATGTTCATTTGTTTCTGGAACATTAAAGTATGCTTGAACAGTTGCAGAACCAGAAGAATTTCCATTCCAAGTAATAGTATTGAATCCTTCAGTAGATCTAAAAGTTCCCTCCTGTGGAGCTTCAATTTTAACAGTTACAAAAGTTTCATTTTTAAGGGCATCATTAGTGATACTATGATCAAATACAGTCAATTCAAGAAGTTCTGTGTTTGACACAGATACTTTTCTAGCAGATTGAATACTAAAAGAAACTTTACTAGAAGTTCTATCGCTTTCAACAATCTTTACACTTGTTGTATCATATGGATCATATACAAAATTTGGATCTAATTGACTCTTTGGAAGACCTAATTGTTGGGCAATAGTGCCACCAGATTCTGTTGGAATTTGAACTTCAAAATATGCAACATCTGGAGATCCAGATGATACTGGACTTAATACAATACGTTGAGGAAGAAGTTTTCTTGTAGTATCTGTTCTTGCTTTAAGCACAAATCCATTTAAAGGATCACGAACACCTTCTGCATACTGAGGAATTACATAACGTAAACGATAAATTCTATCTTCTTTTTCTCTCTTATCAACTAGTCTAGTAAAATAAGTATTTTTACTTCTACTATCTTTTAGTGTATCACCAAGTTCCTGGAATCTAGCAATAATGTTATTTGAATTTGAAGTTTCATCTAAAACATTGATATACCATTGACCAGTTGTTGTATCATCATTTTCTAGAGCAGCATCAAATCTTACTGGACTTTCTCTCTTATCTGAGAATACATAAAAGTTTTTACCAAAACCAGGAGTAAATGTAATTCTAGGTGTTCCAGCAATTGCTTGAGCGGCAGTTTCAAATACAGAGAATGTTTTATTTGTTACATATCTTACATAATAATACTTGCTTGGATTTACTTCTGCGTTAGTTCCTCCAGAAGAAATTTGAGGAAGTTCTGATTCATTTGGATCTCCAAATGTTCTGAAGAATACTTTATGAACAGTATTAATAGAACCTGGAACATCAAAAATATGAGGTACGTCTGTTTGAATTACATCAGTTTGACCAGTTGCAAAATTACAGATATATTGATGCAAATCATAAGAATCATCTAATACATATTGTTGAAGCTCAATTTGTACATCTGGATCAATCGCATCGGTTTCAGACGAATAAATGTAAATACCAGCAGCAGCATTCTCTTTAGTTGATGCAAGCATTAAGCGAGTAGATGCATCTGCACTAAAAATATCTTGATATTTTGTAGAATTTGAATAATCTTCTGGTGTAGTTCTTCTTCCAGGAGCAATTACATAGTAAGTTGTATTTGTTTCAAACCCTCTTGGTAGTCTAATTACTCTTTTATCTGGATTTGTTCCTGTTCTTGCTTTTGGAATAAGACGAACTGGAGTTCCAGTTTCAAAATTATGAGGGTTTGATGAACCAGAACCTGTATTTACAGTAAATATTGTTGCTCTTGCTGCAAGATTTGCTGTATCTAATACTGGTTCTACTCTAGTAATATTAGTAAATTGAGGAGCAGTTCTAACTACACCGATTAAATTACCAGGATTTGATTCTGTTCCAATAGCACCAGTGACAATTGCCATTAAAGTGGTAATTGTGCTTGCCACATCAGCACAAGCAGGTACTACTAAATTTCCATTTGAATCATATTCGAGTAGTACATTATTATCAATTGTTTGAGTTAAACCATGAGATCCTTGAATAGTAATCAATTGATTTCTCATGGCTTGAATCGCCATATCTCTTACTTGTAAATATACTTCTGTAGATTCTTCTCTTTCGCCATTTAAAAGTTCTGGTTGTTCTACATAAATTTTTGCTGCATCATAAATTCTGCTATTACTACCATACTTTACGTTAAATGCTAATGCATCAATAATTTTCAATACATCATCAATACAATTTTGATTACCACCTGGAACAGAGAATCCAGAATTATTTGCTAGCATTCTTTCGACTGCTTCGTTAGCAATAAGATCTTTATTTGCTAAAATTAAATTAGAAGCATCAACCCATCTACCACCAGTTGGTGTCAATCCTTGGCTTAAAATTAGTGAAATATTTGTAAAATATCCAATGATTGTAGTAGCAACACCACTACATTCTGGATATCCATCAGGATCTCCAACTTCCCAAGCTGTAGCATCTTGTATTACTGTAGGATCTTTTTTAGCTGGTACTGAAGACCATTTACCAGATAGATTATTTACACTATCAACAATACTAGTTGTTTGTGGCAACTCAAAATAAATGTATGCAGATCCAGTTGAAATATTTGCAGTTACTGTAGTGCCAGTATTGAGATAGCTTCCTTGAATACCAAGTTCAATTCTAGAACTATCTAAAATTCTCTTTACATAAGCACCAGCTGGAATTGCTGATGTAACTGAAGTAGCTCCTGGATTTAATCTTCCATTAGTAAAGTTAGTGGTATTAAATTCATATTGAGTTGCTTTCATTCCAATAATGATACCAGTAGTATCACCAATATCAACAATTGCAGATCCAGCAACTGTGGTGCAATTACGAATGAGATAATCAAAATTTCTCATTGCAGAAATGCATAGATTCTTGACGTAATCGTATGCTTCTAGCGATTCATTAAGTTCATTTTGAATATATGCAAGTTGACCACCTACATAATATCCTTCTGCTGCTTGAATAGTATTGATATTTCCACCAAGACGTAAATCTTGAACCACAGCATCAACAAAATAACCAATATCTCTTTCACACTTAGAAATAGTGATATTAGTATTAGTTAAAAGTTCTGGATATTTGGCTGTAATATATCCATATGCTTCTTTTTGAATAAATTGCTTGTTATCTTCAATTAAATTAGCAGCATCTTGTGCAAAATTATTAATTATAATTCCATCTGGATTTAAAGTTTGTAAAGCAACTGTATAACGTTTAAATCCAGATGGAGATAAAGTAGATTCAAATGGAATAGTAGTTCCTACAGTAGATTTAATTTTCACATAAAGTTTTTCATCAGTCTTGGCACCCAATCTATAACCATTAATAGAAGTTGCTGGTTTTTGGAATGGGTTATATGCTTCATCTGTTCCATAATATAGTTTAGTTTTATTTGATGGATCTTTGGTTGGTTGAATAGCAATTGAATAATATTTTTGCTGTTCTAAATTAAATTCACTATCATCAATCTCCTTAACTGGAATAATATCAGTAATATAACCACCTTTGTCTTGGTTGAAAGCAAAACCTTTAAAACCAATAGCGTGTAGAGAAGTATTACCAAAGTTAGAGTTAGAGTTGGTGATGGACATGTCGCCACCAGACTCCATTAAGAAGTGGTCAAAGAAGCCTACAGCGAATACCGAAACGCACTGAATAAATGCATCGTTGGAAGCACGAATGTGGAAGTTTCTCCAATCATCTTTCCAGTATGCATCACCTTTGGTGTGATAAGGAACAGTTGCAAATGCATCAGTTAATGATGCTTGGTTCCAAGTGTTACTAAACTCATCATAACGAATGAATGCACGGTCGTCTTTCTGTAGAGAAACACCAGTATACTGGGCAACAACCATCGAACGGAAGCCAGTTGACTTGGCACCATCCGCCCACATACCACACAGACCCCATGTAGAGCGGATCGAGCAGTTGAATACGTAAGGAGATGCAGATTCAACTGAATCGATTTCTGCTTGTCCTCTACAGTTTACGCTTAGTGCTGGAGTTGTTGTTGCATCATAACCTTCAGCATTTACATCTAATCCAAGAATAATAGAAGTTGTTTCTACTTCGTAACGGAATTTTTTTGGATCTTCTTCATCTACAGAAATAACTTTAAATGTACCATTAAGTAAATCACTTAATCCAGTATCAATAACTGCAATATATTGACCAATAAAATATCCATGAGGAATTTTAGTGGTTGCTTCAATAAGAGTTTTATCTCTACCATTTACCTGAGATTCAGATACAAGACGAAGATTTACAATACTTCTTGTATCTGATAGAGGTCCAACAATTCTATTTTCTTGTGGAAGTGCTTCAAAATCACCATCATCAATTGTTGGCTGGAAGAGTGAGAATGCCTTACCAACTTTTTGATAATACTTGGTAAGTTCAAAGTCTTCCGCATACTCCATAATTGTAATTTTATGGTGCGAATACTCTGGAATTGCAAGCTGAGTATTATTACCTTTTTGGAAGTATACCTTACCAACTCTATCATTTGCATCATAAAGTGGAGAATTTTCTGAAAGATCTCCATCCTTGATGGTAAACTGCCAAATATAGCAACCACCAGTTAGGTTAAAGATAGAAGTTCTACCCTGTGTTCCATCTGCGGGATCTGGGACATAAAGAGGACGAACAATAGTTCTACGAAGATCATAACCAACAAGTGAACAACCTCTAGGTACGATAGCACCACCAGTAGAAGCGTTAAACTTGTAGAGAACGTTATCTGGGTTTGAAAGATCTAATACTGATTGATCATTCCACTCTTGCTTCGCTTGATCAAAATAGAATACAGGAATATCACCACTAATTTCAAGATCAGCAAGACCATCTAGATTGCCGTCTTCAATTGCTGAGGAGATAATATTAGTTAATGTAGCAATAGATGCTTGCACATCAACACAAGTGTTTGCATTACCCGAAGGTAAATTTGAGATAGCAGCACCACCAGATGCATAATCAGCTGGACCTTCAGATAAAGTTAAATCTTTTACATACAACTGATTAGTTACTGCTTTCTGCATCATATCTCGTGCAGCATTAAAAGCAATAACAGATTGAGTTTGCTCTCCAATTAATCCACCTGAAATTGGAGTTCCATTTGAATTGAAATATGCTTTAGTTGCAGCAATGATACTTGCATTACCACCATTTCCAATATCAGAAGAAACAGCATCAACAATATAACCAATATCACGTTTGCACTTAGACATACCAGCACCAGCTTCTGGAGTACTTTCTGGTGCTTCTATATCAAGATCATCAATATTACCTTGAGTAATATATGAAGTAACTAAAATGCCAAGTGTGTCAATTGAAGTTTGTACGTTACCACAAACAGCAGGATTTGTGTTTGATCCATAAGAAGGATCTGGGGTAATTGTGAGATCTTTATAAGCAAGTTGGTTTGCAACTGCTTGCTTCATCAAATCTTTTGCTTTATTAAAAGCAGTGTTAGATTCTACTTCTTCTCCTTCCAGAGTATTTGATTTCCAAGTATTACCAGAGAAGTAATTTTGTAAAAACTTTCTAGTATATTTGTTAGCTCCACCAAGAGAAATGTCAAGAGAAACTGCATCAACAAAATAACCAATATCTCTTTGGCATTTTGCTGGATTTGGATTTACAAATGTTGGGTGAGAAATAGCAATTTGTGCATAAGCACCATCAATAATTGCTTGTCTATTTTTTTGAATTAAACGATATGCATCTTTATAACGTGAAAATTCATCTGTAGTGTCGTCGCCAGGAACTACCCAGTTAGTTCCCCACAGATCTTCACGATAATCAATCATAATTTGAGCAAATGCTCTATCAACGATTTCATCACGGTTTGCGTTGATTAGATTTCTTGCATCAAAATAACGCTGTCTATCAGCGTCATCAAGATCAATAAGTCCAGGACGGTTATCGATATAGTGATCACCAGGCATCAACATGATGCTAAACTGGTCAAAACGATCGTTGTCCTTTCCTGGTAAATACGAGAATCTTGCTACTTCAAGAAAAGCTCTTTGAATTGTCTTGAATGGTCTTAGAGGTGAATTTCCTCTATTATCAAGTTCGTCTGTTGCGTTAAAGTCATCAGGCGAAACATATAAATATTTTCCTGTCTTACTTGAGTAAAGGTTATCAAGTCTTGTAAGAGCCATAATTACCGAAACCCTGGGCTGCGTGTTTTCTTCTTGAATGTATTTATACAATAAAACCCCCCTGTTACGGGAGGTTCTATCGCACACGGAAGGGTAGGTTCTTGGCAGTATCGCCAACTGCTCAGGCTGGGATCGAACCAGCGACCAAACGATTAACAGTCGTCCGCTCTACCGCTGAGCTACTGAGATAAAAATCAAGTGCTTCAATAACCATATCATGATCTTTTTTAGAAAGTAGTGACATAACTTACCCTCGACTTTTTTGGCGATTTTTTGGCGGGGAATTTTTTCCCCAATTTATGTAACTGAAAAGTGAATTTGAAAAAACCAAATTCATGTCGATGAGAGGACTTGAACCTCCACGTCCGAAGACACTGGAACCTAAACCCAGTGCGTCTACCAATTCCGCCACATCGACATACTATTGATTTGAACTTACAAAAGCATTAATGACTTCTGCTTGCTTCAAAACTTTTCGTAGAGATGGAAACTCAGGAAGATCCATTTTAACTTGGTTCATAGAATTTTCATTCCATGTTCTTGCAAAGTCATAATCAACGCAGAACTCATCGTTCAACATATTGTATGCTTGCTTGAAAATTTCAAAACGAAGTTCGTAAGGTGTTTTAGACATAATAATCTCTGTATGTGTGTTGTGTGTTACCTCTGGCTGGGAATCGAACCCAGTTTCCATGTGTGTTGTCCACCCGTCCTTACCAATAGACTAACAGAGGTTGTGGTAGGCGTTGGGGACTTTACCTATGTCCCCACTCTTTACATTCACTCAGACACAGAATACTAGGACTGAGGAGCGGTTTTGGCACCTACATTGAACGCTATCACTACGACCAGATATTTCCAGTCCATGTGAAAGCGAAGCCCAAGATCGGACTTGAACCGATGACCTACGGTTTACAAAACCGTTGCTCTATCCAGCTGAGCTACTCAGGCATTCTTGCAAATTCAAATCTACCATATTTAGATCCCCAAATTTGATGATGATGATTGGAACAAAATCCTTTATCAATTACGTAATAAAAATCCTGTGTTAATTCAATTTGATTTTGAAGATAAGATTTTCTTCCTAACCAATCAACATGACAATCACACCCAGTTAGTCCACCTTTAAAAGAAGGACCATCTTGTGTCACAACAACGTCACAACCATTCTTCAATTTTAGCATACTTCTATCAATTTTGTCAAGGTCTTGACAGTTTTTAAATTGATTTTTATTCTCCACTTCGTAATTTAAAATACGAATTTGGTTTTCTTCTTGAATAGGTTCAAGAATAAACTGACGGTAAGGAGATCTTAGATTGTAATTGTATGCTTGTTCTCCATAGTAAAGTCCATCTCCAATATCAACATGAGTGATTCTAATGTAAGCAAATTTACTAGGGTTTTTAAATGCTTGAAGTTTGTTTTCAAACTTACCAACTAATAGTGCTTTAAATTCTTCAATCATCTTTTGGTAATAGATCTGGATTATCAACTTCAAGTTCAAACATAAGAGGGTGAGCAGCTTCAGTCATCAGATAATTTGATGCCATGTAAAGACATTCATCATCATAATCACGATGATGAAGTGCTTCTGCTTGAACTGATGGATGATCTTGAACTATTTGGGGTAGTTCATCAAAGGTATATGGGATACCTTGTATAAAATACATACGTACTACCTCTCCCATATAGAAGACATAGGATTGTGATAACGTATATTTGTATTTCATGATACATCCACTACGAAATATTTAGTGGATGAATAGGGAGAGGGGGACTTGAACCCCCACGGGCAATGCCCAACAGATTTTAAGTCTGGTGTGTCTACCGATTCCACCACCTCCCCAGGTGATGAGACAATCATAGCATAGTTTGCTGAGATTGTCAAGTGCAGGTTGTGGGGATCGAACCCACCTTAGCCGAATTATGAGTTCGGTGCTTTCGCCAGAGAGCTAAACCTGCAACAGGTAGGACCGCCGAGAATTGAACTCGGTTCTGCCGCTTATAAGGCGACGGCTTTAACCAATAAGCAACGGTCCCATGACCATGAACTTATTGTATCATATTCGACCTGTTGCTGTCAAGCGGTTCTTCAAGGCTTGCCTACGCTTCCTGGCATCCCTCAACGCTTGTGGTTTGAGGTGCCTCTTCTGTTCTTTTTTACTGTGGTGTTGCCAATTTGGAACAGTCATTGGACTTCCTCGACCTGTGTTTATTTAGTATAGCACACGGTCTTGGTCTTGTCAACCCCCCTAGTTTAGGTAGATCGCAGTGCCTTTTATCGAAACCTTCGCTGCTTCGGCAGTGACAGTAGAAGTTTCTCCATACTTTAATTCTGCTTTGTCTGTTGCAGCAGTAACAGATGCACTCTCAGCAAAACTTATCTTAGCTTCTTTCTCTGTGATAGCTAGCTGTCCTAACTTTTTGCCGACTGATGCTGCCAATTCTTTCTCTGTCAATTCAAGTTTACTTGCTTGCTTGGCAGTTTCCACTAGGAATCCATCAGTAGTAGTTTCAATCTTAACACCAGATCCAGAAGTAATTAGATAAGATGGAATTTCTTTAGCAGCTGCACCAACTTCAAGGATATATGTTTCTTTTTGTGCTGATGTTTTATTAATGCCATTGAAAATTTGCTTCGCTTTGCCTTCTACTTTGGTGGAATAATCTCCTTTTACGGTAGCAGCATAATCTTTATCGATTGCTAAGCTATAATTTCCATTAACAATTTGTTTGTAATCACCAGTAACACCAACTTCATAGTCACCATTAACAGTATATTTTATACTGCCTGGTGTTGATATTTCAGTAGATGCAGATGGATTGTATTGATCTACTTTATTTTCTCCAGATCCAGTGGAATATTCTCCACCAGATATATTTTTATTAAAGAATGCAGCATCAAGATTAAATTTACTACAATTTAAATTGATTGTACCACTTTTCTCTCCAGCTTGAATATTAATATCTTTACCAGATTTTAAATTCAAAGTGTTGAGAGCATTAAGTGTAATGTTGTCACCTTTAACAACAACCTCACCACCAACTGATTCAAGAAGAATATCACCTTCAACTTTTAATGAGTATGCTGGAAGCTTTGATTCTTCTATGCCATCATTCTTAACTTCTTGTTTTGTGACGCCATCATCTTTTCTTCCTGTTACATGAGTTGAAACAGATCCAGTTCGCTGAACGATTGCTTCACTTTTTTGAATTAGTTTACCTCCACAACCACCTTGAGATGGAGGACCAGCAGTAAAGATGAAGTTATTATTGTTGTCTACATGGAATGCCCATGATTTAGAAAAAATAGCAAAGCCATCTGATCCATCAGCAAATTTATAACTTGCAATAGATGCTTCACCAAATTCCATGAAAGCATCTATTACTGGACCACCATACTGTCCAGTAAATTCACCTTCACCTTTTGGTACGTTACCTGATAGTTTTGTTGCTGTATCTTCCGATACTGGTTTATTAGTTAATGACATTATGGGCAATCAATATACTTACCTGTTCCAATCTTAGCATATCCAATTCTTTCAAGTTCAAGTGGATCCTTACATACAATATTAGGTAGAACTCGTGCTCCACCGCCACCACCACCTTGTATTACGATGTTTGGAATCTCATAATACTCTTTAGATCTATCTAGTATTCTAACACTAAAGACGTAACCATCATTATTTACCAAAGCTTCTGCAAGGTTTGGTTCTCCATTGATGAATACTTTAGGTGCAGATGTGTAATCTCTGCCTGGATTCAATAGTGTGAAGGAATCAATAACACAACGTAGATTTGGATCTGGTAGATTCTGCTTGTAATTTGTTCCTGTTTTAGTTATTCTTGCTTCTGTTACATATCCTTTATCATCCAATAAAGGAATAGCTCTTGATCCATATCCATTACCAGAAATAATTATAGTAGGTGGAGTCTGATAAGGACATCCTCTTTCTAAAATAGGAATACTAATAATAGATCCATTAGCATCTGTAATTGGTTCGCCAAATGTTGGTGGAGTTACACAAGGAACTGCAATATCTGGATCATCTTCAATTAACTCATCTAAATCTCCCTTGATTATAACCTGAGCTGATGCTCCAGTTCCATTCACACTGAATGTTAATGTTTCATCTTTCTCAATAGAAAGATCTTCTTCAATGCCAACATAAACCTTTGCTTTATTGTCAAGAACAAGGAAAGATCCATACAAAGAACCACCAGTTATATCATTAGAAGTAATTGATTCTCCAAAGAGTGAGTATTGGAACTCAGTACCATCAGGAACATTAGTTGTTGTAATAGTATAAGTAATAGTTTCTCCTTCATCATAGTTTAATTTATCAGTAGTTACCAACACACTAATAACTTCTGGATCAATTAATGTTTCTTCTTCTGGAAGAACAATGACATCAGCAGAAGCAGTAGTATTATCAATAGTAAATGTTAACAATTCAGTTTCTTCAATAGTACCATCTTTAGTTAATTGAACTTGTACTGTAGCAGTATTATTTTGTATTTCAAATTCACCAGTTAAACTATAGCCAATAATATCTAAACGATCAATGTCTCCCGATAAAGTATATGTTAACTTAGTATTGTCAGCAACGTTTGCAGTTGTGATTGTGTAAGTAATCACATCTCCTTCTTCAGCTACAGTTCTATCTGCAACAACATCATAAGTCGGAATATCATCAGCTATAACAGCAACAGTTCTTGTGGCAGGAGTATTAAGTAAACTTAATATTAAAGTTTCTGTTGCTACATCAGCATCATCTACTGTAGTAAACTGTAAGGTAGCAGTATTATTTACAATCGTAACTTGACCAGTTAATGGTTCAACAATGTCAGCACTATTAATTGTTCCAGTTACATCATAATTAAACACAGTATTGTTAGGAACATTTGTTGTGTTTATAGTAAATGTAATAACTTCACTGTTATAATAGTAAGCTTTGTCTGATGTAATTCTAAACGTTTGTCTTGATGGGACTGTAGATGGCAACAGTGGTAGCGGTTGAATAAATGTTGGTGTTGTTGTTTGTGGTGGAGAATTAGGAGGAGAACCAACTACTGGACCATAATTTTGATTATTAAAATCAGTAATACTACACTTGAAAGAGTTGCCATTTGGAAATCTAGGAGTAATTCCAGCTGGAGTTGATGCTGGTCTTAATACTAACTGAAAATCTTCTATTCCTTCTTTCTTTTTATCTCTAAATGTTCTTAATTGAATTGTCTTGCTTCTTTCTCCTCTTGCAAATCCAACTGTACCAACAACAGCTCCGATATAATCTTCGCCATAGGTCGTAGTTAAATCAGTTATAGTATAAGATAAACTAGAAGAGAACAATGTATTTCCTGATCTAGTTATTGTAAAAACAGCAAAGTTACCCTCAGTAACTGTAATGTCGGAAGAACTATATGAAATACTATTAATAGTGCTTAGATTAATACCATTTGGTCCAGAACCAGCTGGACCGCTAGTTGTTCCTGGAATAGTAGAACCAGGAGCTGGTGTAAATACTCCACCAACAGCAACAACATTGGTACTTCTAATTGTTGGAAACTTTTTAGAATCTGAGCACACAGAATCTCCAGCAAGTTCTCCATCTTCAATCTGTGAAATTAAATCATCTAACCAATCTTGTGTCTCTTCACTATCACACTCGGTGCATTCTTTCTTTACCTTTTGGCAACTAGATGAAGGACCATCACAAGAGATACCAAGAAGACCAAGAACAGTATTGATAGCAGAACCAATCAAGTTTAAAGGTGCAGCAGCAATGGATAAAATTGCTTGCAGTGGACCTAGTATATTTGAAATTAAGCTTTCGAGAAAAGAAACAATTTGATTAATGATTCCGTTCACTAAAGTATCTACCAAGCAAGTAGCAGCATTGAAAGCATCCATCAAGAATCCAAGTAGAAGATCAGTCAACCACTGAGCAATTCTATCAGTAATATCTTCAATGCTACAGCCAAGCTCTCCTAATGTTTTATCTAAGAATTCTTGAATTGCTTTTAATCTTGATTCTCTTTTTACAATAGGTTGGAAAGGTTCGATATCTAAGTTTGGTGCAACTGGACCTGTGTTTACATTACCCAATGCATCTGTTGCTGCTTTTTCTACCGTTAAAGCATTTTCAATTAAGAAATCTACACCTTGACGAATTAATTTAATTAGTTCTCCCTTTACTCTAGCAATAAAACTCTTGACTAATCTAATTGCTCTATTAGCATGATATCTACCAACATCTAGGTATCTAGTTAGTTCACCACTAACTTTACTTACATAGAAATCACCTAGTTGTCCACCAGATTGCTGGTTTGCTGCCAGCATATCACCTAAAATATTAGTAAGACCACCTTTAAGATCACTCTCGGTTCCACACTTAGGATCAGCAATCTCTACACAGATCTTAGCACCGTTTGGATTTGTTGCTGTGTTCTCTGCAAACAATGCATAGAAATTAGCAGCGTGCTTTTCTGGAACAGCATTAGCAGGTAATCCTGCTTGACCTATTGTTGTTGGTTTATCTCCTACAGTTTGTGCTGATGGTGTTCCGTTTGTTTTTTCTTCTTCTGGTAGAGGTTCGTGCTTATATGGATCTCTATCAGGTGAAAGGAATGTAGTAAATGATTTGCATGTTTCTCCTGGTGCTGGATCTTCCTCTACATTCTTGAGTAGTGTAGCACCAGCAGTGTGACCAACAGATCCCATGATAATAGGTTTCTGTTTATCATTATCAAGGTAGAATCCTACTACCCAGTTACCTTGATTGAGATTAACAGATGCTCCAGTGACACCACCATCAGACCATGGAGTAGTGACAGGCATCATCACATTTGCCCATGGCAATTCTTCCGTTGGGGTAGCATCGCATGTCTTTAGATGTTGCCCAACAATTCTTACTCGATACCTACCAGAATTCTTTGGATCATCGTTCTTGTTGGTTTCAACTTGACCGATCCACCAATTGAATCCGTCAGCACCAATCTGATGAACAGGAAATAGTGATGATAATACTGGATCCATGCTAAAGTAGTTTTATTACCTATTTATTTAACCTTGGAAGCACTATCTTGTCTTCCATACGAATCTCTAATCAATACAAGATACGTCGTACATTTCTGATCCTTAGGATCAAACGCATGGTTGACTTCTGAAATTAGATATGTTCCACTGTGCTCATCATCATATAATTTCTGTGCTCTGTTGGCAGTTGGAATCTGGTTGGGGATAAGAATCTCAATCTTATCTCCAACCTTCAACTCTGGGTTGCCAGTAACAGTTAGATTTACTTTTTGATTCTCTAATGAATGGTATCTAGAAATTGACTGAGATATATAATACTTTTGAAAATCTGGAAAGCCAGATGTTTTTCCATTCGCTCCATCTCTCTCCTCAGGTGATGCTGTTTCTTCTCCATCGAACCATGTCTCATGATCGAGAAGAACACTCATGATTCTAGTTGGATACTTTGATAATTCTTTCTGACCATATGGCAATCCTTTTTGTGATCCCATATGACCCATGTTTTCATACTCTTTTGCTAGTGAATAGACATACTCTTCATAGGCACCTGTACTATAATTATAGAAACAAATTAGTGATGAGAAAGCACCCATTCTAAGTTTGCTCATGACATCAATCTCATTATTGAAATCAATGTCTAAGATCTTTCTATCTGGTGTGCCACCTACATCTTTATTCTCTTGAACATAAGTTGCTACTGGTTTTTCTCCATTGAATTTATCTGATGAGCATAAGCCATCAACAGATCTGAAGAAGTATCCTTCTCTATTTTCATAGAAAAAGTATCCAGCAGTTCCACCAGCGGATGAGTAGTCCGCTTTGTCTGTTGCTGGAACATCAGATGCTCCTCCACTACCACTACCAGATTTTGCTGTAGCTGATTTACCCTTTGATTTTACTGATGTTCCCTCAGGAACTGCTTTAGTTTTGATCGAATTAATAATAGAGAAAGGTGTTTTCTTTCCTGGTTGGAATACCATATTGTATACAGATTTATCAGTATAAATTTCTTTCTCGGTCTTCAAATATGACTGCAGTATTTCCTTCACGATAGCATCAGGTTTACCTCTTAGTGTCTTAGCAACTCTAACTCCTTCATTGAGTAGTGCTTCAGTAGAAATTAATCCTAATGAGTATGCTTGAAATCTATCAGCACCAAATCTATTATCTACTTTATATACTCTAAAAGAATACTCATAAGTTTTATTATTATATGCTTCTAAAGTTACCTCCACCTTTTCAAATCCTTGTATTGGTAATGAAGCAATTAAATTCTCTGCACTATCAACTAATAATAATCGAGCAGATGTTGTTGGGTAGTGAATGTTCTCAAAGTAATCAAACTTAGAAACCATTTGAGTAATATCAAATGCTTTATTAGATTCAACCTGATATATTTTTACTTGCTTTAGTTTAAAACTAGAAGCGTATGGAAATTTGTTTGCCATTATCCTAGATACAATCCTGATCCTTGAAGTGGGTTAGAACCTCTACCAACTGTTGCTGTCTCTGCATTTGATTGTGGTGCAGTTCCTGCGGTGGAAGTTTGTGATGTTGCTGGTGTATTTAATGCCACAATAGTTGGTTGATTTTGTTTTGGAGCACTAGACATATCAAAAATACTAGAAGGTTGTTGCTGTTGCGGACGTTGGAATATAGGACTGGGAACTGCCATCACTTTTTCAGCAACAAATTTATCTTTATCTTTTCCTTTAAGACCTAATGCATCTGCTTCTGCTCTGGCAGCAATAGCAACTCTATGTTGCTCGGGAGACAATGCTTTATCTGGTCTTTGACCTGCTGCTAATGCTCCAGGTGGATTACCTGCAACTGGTGTTGTCGGAGTTGGTTTTTGTTGTTGATATTTTGATAAGAATTGTTGATAACGTTTTGCTGCTTCTGGTGTGTGAACATTTGGTTGACTTCCTCCAGGAAGAGATGGCCATCCCAAATCTTTAGAAAGTTTAGGAAATACTTCAGATTCAATCTTACCTTCTTTAAGTGCTTTAAGCATTCCTGCTTCTCCACCTTTTCCTCCTCCAGCATTATAAACTTGGGTCATAAAATTTCTCATAATTTGAGTTTGATTTTCCATACTAAATTTATCTTTCGTTGGATCCAATCCAGCTTGAATTGCTCTCTCACGTAAATATGAAGAGTGAAACTGGAATGCACCCAAGGCTCCTGTCGAAGATCCTTTTCCAATAAATGATTTTGCTTTTGATATGGCATCATCAATAGTCATATTTTCTAGACCTTGTACTGCTCCAATTCCTTGAACTGAATTTGGTCCACCTTCACCACCAGAAATAGTTGACATCAAAGCTTTGATTTCTTCTGGTGCATCTCCAGGTATTAAATTATCAGATCCATTTCCCATACCATTTCCAGTGCCGTTTCCAGATGGATCTGTATCATTTATTTTTTTACCAAGAAGTTCCATGAACTTACCAAATCCTTCCTTCATCTTCTCAAATAAAGATTTCTTTCCACCTTTATCTTCTTCTTTCTTTTGTTTTTCTTCTTTTGGTTTTGCTACTGTCTTAGTTCCAGTTGCTTTATTAGTGATAGTTGAAGGTAAACCAAATACATTAGAAAGTGCTCTGGAGTTTTGTTGTATTAATGGTCTAATATCATCACCAGAACTACCCATAGTACTCAGGTATTCATTTGTCATTGCAAGTGTTCCGCCACCAGCTGCCATTGGTAGTAAACTTGCGGCGTCAACTAATGATTGAGTGAGATCATTATTCATTGTAAGAGCATTGATACTATTGGTGTTATTAAAAGTGTTTTGTGTTCCCATTTCAAACTGTTGAAGTTTTGGTTTGGGTAACATAGGTGTTCTTGGTTTTGGTTCTACCTTACCAGTAACAGCACTTCTTTCACCTTGAGTATAGTTGTTATTTAATGGAACAACTTTTGTTGGCTCATCAATCTCATGTAAATATCCACTGTCTGGACCAGAAACTATTTTAGCAGATCCATCTGGTGTTAACAATGCTTCTGTACCATGTAATTCAAGACCACCTTTACCAGAGAACATACCACCTTTCTCTGCTTTTGGATAACCATATGCTTCCATACTAGGAAGATCATTCATCATGCCAGATACTGGTCTGACTATAGGTGGTTCATAACCATATCCATATGCAGCCATCATATCAGATTCATCCGCAAAAGATGAATACATCTTTCGCTCATTCTCTTTTGTTCTCAAATCATCTGGTGTTTCCGCACCAGCAGCTGTAATTTTTCTTTCTAACTGGGACTCTTGTTGTATGTCCTCTCGTTTGTCAACAATATTTTTTTGGACTTGAGTTTGATTAGAAATTACATCAACTAACTTCTGTAGTTTATCTTCAAGTGTAGTGTTCCTTACTTTAAGATCTTGTGCTACATCTGCCTGCAATTGATTTGCTACAATCAACGTACCATAAACAGAAGATGATGATTGTGTAATTGATTGTGCTGTCTTTTCAATTGACTTTGCGATAGCATCAATCGATTCAATAATCTGCTCTCTAGAAACTCTCTTGCCACCTCCACCATCAATAGCATTCTTTACTTTTGTCCTAGTGCTAGGAATTTTTTCACTTTGCGGAGAAAAATAATCTTCGTAATCAGTATAATCAAACTGACTGCGAAATCTTTTTGAGTTCTTTAAATTTGCTTTAGAATATATTAATGACTGCTTAAGTTGTCCTATAACTTTACCACGTAACCTTTTGTTCTTAGTTACTTTACCAACTAGCAAAGCTTTTCTGTAGAGTGCTGCTAGTTCTTGTTTCTTCTTGTTTAATTTGAATCCACCAAACTCACCAACCAATGCTTTCTTAAAGAAATCTCCACGAGGAAACATTGAATTGAATTGTGCTTCATCAATCCCTTGTTCTAGTGCTTTCTTCTGAGCAAACTTTCTTTCTTTATCTGCAAGAACTTTTGCAGCAAGAACTTTGGAAATCATAGTTCCAATAGAATCTTCTAGAAAAGTAGAACTCCCCCTAGTATCTACGTAACCTTCAGTTCCTGCTGCCATTTGCTATACCTTCCTACTAATATTTATTGTAAGGATAAACGAAGTTTTTCTATTACTTTTACATCATATTCTTTAGTGGATCTCCATTGACCACCTACTTGTTCAAACTGTATATTACTAAATCCAGTTGGTAATGTAGGTGCTTTTTGTTGATTAATAACAATCAATTGTTCTTGCTCTCCAGTTTCAAATTTGTTAAGCATTTGTATCGATTCTGCTTTAGGTGGAGAATACATTGCTTGCGTTTGTTGAGCAACAAAATCTCTAACAAGTCCAACATTTTTTACATTTCCCTTTTCATCTTTAGATGTAGTATCTAATCTAGTCATGCCATCAAAGAATTCAAATCCTTTTGCCGTCTTATGTGCTTTGTATTGTTTACCACCAGATGTAAACATTCTCTCTTGTCCTGTTTCCATTCCAAAGTTTTGAGTGATTGATTGACCACTTCCAGGTGAAGTTCCATCGTAAGCTTCCAATGGAGTTTTACCACTTGGATCTAGATTTAATCCAGGAACTTTACCTGCTTGAATATCTGCCATCTTATATGCTTTTTTAAGTATACTATTACCAGCTTTATCTGGATCTACATGTGTACCATTAACAATCATTTCAAAATGCAAGTGGGGAGCACTACTAATACTATCTGTTTTAGTAATGACACCAAGTTTTTGCCCAGCTTTAACTTGATCTCCTTGTTTGATAGATGGAGTTACATGAAGATATCTTGTTTTAATATTGTTTGCATGTTCAACTGTGATACCATAACTAACTCCTCCTCCAGGAATATCTGCCACTTCAAATACTTGTGTAACTTTTCCTGGCAAAGCAGCGACAAATTTCATTCCAGGTGGTCCAATAATATCTCTACCTTTATGCTTTCTTCC